ATTATGTCTTAGGGCGTCGTATACTCCCTCTACTTGGTATTCGCGGGGGGAATACTTACAAATAGCATTCATATAATCCTTGACACCTTCCTTTGAGATGAAGTCATTAACTTCAAAAGGAAGACCATAGAATTTGTTGTTTACAAACTCATAGGAATATTCGTGGTCGTCACAAAACTTTGTGAGTTTATCCAATAACCCGACATATATCTCACCAGTCTGGGTATTGAATAAACGAATCTTTCCGTCCCAGTACTTACTACGATACTGAGGCATAAACTTAGCACCAGGAACCTCAAAGGTAAACTGGTCTGCTAATTCGTAATAAACATGAGGTTCTGCTTTTACCTGCAAGAAGACCTCATTCTTCTTTGATATAATCAAATGAGACATAACCCATAAGTTTCACCTATAGGTATTTAGAGTGTATAAATAAAATGAAATTATTCTTACTCAAGAAACTGAAATGACTGAGCAACAACAACACTTGCAACAACTGCTTCAACAGCGTTCGGAATTAGAAGCAGCAGCAACTAAGAATAGAGAATTGTTTTTCAAAGTCCAAGGTGCCATTGAGTACCTGACTCAAGTAGGCGTTACTCTTCCTGAACCTGAAGAAGCACCTGCAGAATCTGCTGAGGCAGAAGTAGTCGCTGAATAATAAAAAAAGCAGGGTCAATTAAACCCTGCTTGAAATCTGTGCCACTCAATTGCATTTTTGATTTGAAAAGTGCGATTTGAGATGGTTTTAATAATGTCCTCAAGAAACCTCAACATATGGTCATAGTACCGTATCTTGAGGTTTATTTTATTGAGTCTCTCATCGGCATCCATATGCCTCTGTATTGCCTCTTTGTCTCTAACTTTATAGGGAAAGGGTTCTTCCTCATAGACCTCTGCTGGTGCCTTCCCAGTGTAGTAGTTGTACCTTTCAAGTCTTACTCTATTGTAAGTCTCCAATGCCTTCTCTCTCAGAAGATTGATGGTATTATATACAGTATAATACTTAGCGTGGAGTTGAGGAATTTTTAAAGATTCATCATGTAAATTATCAGGGTCAATGGAAGAATCTTTCTGCCACATCTCCTGAATTTGATCAATGTTCATAAGCGCGTTCTGCCGTCAGAATCAGTTATATAGTAGACAGTATACTTGAAAGTTGCCTCTGCTGTAAAGTATTGGACATCAGTTGCAGCAGTGTCAAATTCCAAAGAAGATAGAGAGATTGGAAAAAGATCGTTAAATTTTACAATAGTATTAACTCTAAAATTGCTATTCAGGATTGATAAAGATCCGTCACTATATTCTCTCTTTATATCGCCAGGTTGTGTTACATCCGTTGGATCTGAGATAAGATCAACATAATCTTGAGTTGTTTCTGGAAAACCAAGACCAGTCAACCAATTATGGATCTTCATATAGTTTTCCATGTTTTCATCAACCAAAAATCTTAAGGTTAAATCACCATAAGTCAACTTCTCTCCAGGAAAATCAATATCCTTAAGGTAGGTTGGTTGAATCGTTGTTTGTAAGGAAAGTTCTGGTATTCTTGCGCTAGTACAGAAAAAAGAAACCTTAGGTTCTTTCCCAAGTTTAAACTCAAACCCTACTGGAGATAAGAAGTTTCTATTTTGTATTTGGTTTCTAAAAGGTGAAACTGTCATTATCAGTTTTATTTGTATTTAGATAAAAAAAGGGATCCTTTCGGATCCCTTGAAGAAGATATGTGAATCGAGATCACATGAGGTTGGAAACCTTGACTCTTCTGTAGTAACGGTTGTCGTTTGCCTTGACAGCACCAGGATCGGTTCCTTGGGTTGCGCCAGCGAATGGGTTGGCAACAATACCGTAACGAGTCTTGAAGCCAATCTTGGGCTGGAAGGTGTCCTGACCAACGGCACGAACCATTTGGAGAGGAACGTATGGGCAATAGAAGAGACCTGCGTCATAAGGTGAAGAACCCTTATAACCAGCAACGTAATACTGGTCAGCAGCCAGGTTGGCAGCATATGGGTCGATGTAGACGCGATACTTACCAGCAAGGACACCTGCGAAGGTGTTGCCAGTGTCATCAACGTTCAGGTTTGCATTCAGAGCAGGGGTGTAGTCGAGTACACCAGCCATGGTCAGAGCGGAGGCAACGTCTGCGGAGCAGAGGATCATGTTGCCCTTTCCTCTACGAGTTCTTTGTGCGATTGCGTTGGCATCGCGCTCGATTTGGAAAATCAGACCCTTAAACTTCTCAACGCTCCAGCGACCGTTGGAGTCAACGTCGAGGTCGAAAGTACCAGGAGTTGCTGTATTAGCAGTAGCGCCAGTTTCAGCAGACTTGTAGATGGTTCTGATGACTTCGCGGTTGATTTCAGCGAGGATCTCAGTTGACAGGATGTTTGCCAACTCAGCCTCAGCGTTGAGACCGTGGATTGCCTTCAGGTCTTGAGCGAGCTCGAGTGAATACTCAGCTTTCAGAGCGCGTGACTTTGCAGTAACGGTGACCTTCTCGATCGAGAATGCCATTTCGTTGAAGGTCTGACCATCGCCAAGATCTTCAGCGAATTCGGTATTCATGCCCTGACCGACGTTATAACCGGCTTGGGTAGAATTGCTCGAAGGATTCAGAGCGCCAGGGTTGGTGCCTGCCTGTGAACCAGTACCGAAACCAGCAGCAATGCCGTCTGAGTTGGTGACATATGGATCAGAGGTGCTGATTCCACTTGCTGAGAATGCTGTATCTGCCTCGTTGAAGAGTGCTTCAGCGCCGCCCATCGTGCTGTAACGTGAGCGCATTGCGAAGATGAGTCCAGTAGGACCGTTCATTGGTTGAACGCCTGCGAGGTCATAAGCGACCAGGTTAGGCATTGCGCGTCTGATCAGGGAGATCAGAACGGGATCGAAGTTTGCAACTCCACCGCTTGAAACGGAGTTAGTTGGTGCTTCCGAAAGAAATTCTCTCTCTTCACGGATAGCGATTTCTTGGTTCTCCAGGAGCTGAGCGGTTACTGCTCTACGATGTGCATCTTTGATTGAATCAAGACCTTCGTAGTCCAGAAGGGGTGCCCACTTCTCCTGCAGATGCTCTAAGCTAGGCATTTGCATTTGAATTTACCTCTTTAAAAAAGTTAGTTTGAACTGTATAATCTAGAAATCACTTTCTAGAGACTCTACCAAGAGTCTGCATGTAAGACTCCATCAAGGAAGAAACCTGTTGAGTTTCAACTTCGGTTCCCTCAGAAATGGTCTCGGTATGCTCTTTCTGAGTGCTGTGCTCTGGGAAGTAAGACTTCTTCAGAGTAACCAGCTTCTCACGATAGTCTGCTTCACTTTCAAACTCAACATTTTCTGCGAGAGTAGCAAGCTTGTCTTTCTGGGAAAGGGCAAGTCCTTCAGCAACTTCTGCAAAGATTACATCAGCAACTGACTCAGCTAATCTACGATTCAGAGCGACGTTTCTTTCGATCTGTTCGTTGAGTTTTGACTCCATTTCATCTAGTTTATCTACCATGCTCTCAATTACATCATATCTATCTTCAGGGATGGTTACATAATGTTCTTCAAAAAGACCCTTCATTCCAGCAAGGAATGATTCGGTCATTTCGGTCTTGAGACCGTGCTCAACTTGAAGAGCGTTCTCTTGGATCCACTCATCAGCAACATACTCAAGGTATGCGTCGAGTCTTTCCTCAAGACCTTCTTTAATGGTTGCAATTTCTTCTACAAGAGTTTGCTCATATGCAGATTGGAGTTGTTCTTGAATTTCTCCAACCTTAGTCTTAATGGCAGCTTCGAAAATGGTGCGTGCTTTCTCTTGGAACTCCTCGGACAACTCTTCACCTTCGAAGAGAGCAGTAACATCTTCTTCGATGCTATACTCAGGTGAGATTTCTTCCTCTTCAGCAACAACTTCTTCTTCTTCAGAAACAACTTCTTCTTCAGTCTCTTCTTCTACAACAATTTCTTGACCGTCTTCGATTTCGTCTGAAACTGCTTCGGCAGGTGCTGCCTTAGCATTGACGACATCTCTGACTTGCTTCAGAGTTGCTGCAGGATCTGCAAGTTTTGCTGAATCGTCATCGGGACGATAATTTTCGGGAGTAGGTCCGCCGAGATCTTCAACTGGAATGCCAGATGAAGGCATTGGCTCAGCAGGAGCAGCCCCTTTGGTTACTACGTTTTCCATTTCTTGTAAATTGCTACCAACGGACATTTTTTTTTCTGATTACTTGTTATAATCTATATTTATTTATAAATTAAAGATTTGAGAGGAAATTATTCCACAATTGGAGTTTATGCTCCTCAAGTCTTCTTTGGTCAACGAGAGTGTTAATACGTCTCTTCGTTGTTTCTGCGAGTTGCTCACGAAGAATTCCTCCTTCCCAAACCCACTCTTTTCCTTCCATAATTCCTGAAACAAAAGCATCAGGTGCAGAAGGGTCAGCGACAATATCAGCAGCAGTTGCTAACATGAAATCTTCGCCAACAATTTTATGACCCTCATTGGTCATCTTAAGTGAACCAACACCACGAGAAGAAACACCAAGAGTAACTCCCTCACTAATCAGAGAAGAAGCAATCTTACCCATGGGGGTAGAAAGAAGTTGTGCTTTTCCTACAAAGTTGTTTCCTTCTCTGTGGAGATCACAAATCTTGTGAGAAACTCTGTCAAGATTTACAGTAGGTCCATCGGGGTGACCAAGTTCTCCAAGAGCACGTCCTTTTTGGACAAATGCTTCATTGTAACGATTGACTTCTTTCTCCATGATTTGCATGGGATACATTCTACCGTTACGGTTGACTTGCTCTGCTTGCAAGAAAATGCCTTGAATATAGCACTTCTTGTTTACACCCTTGCCTTCGGTAATAAATTCTACCTTGTTAATTTCTTCTGTGATAAGTTTCATTTGTTTATCCAGTAAATCCTACTTTTGCACCAAGAACTGCAGCATCGGAAGCAAAGACACATTGTGTTGGATTTTTTTCCAAATACTCAACTGTTCCTCCTGGCATTGTAAATGATCCAATACCAGTTCCACTCTGAGTTTCAACAACACTGACAACATGTGCTGCAGTATCTGTATTTACTAATCTAACAACAGTTGCTTCTGAAAAACTAGTTGCAGTTCCAGTTGATACTGGTAATGCTACTTCGGCACCTTTACATAAAGTTCTTGCCATTATTCTTGATCCTCTTGAGTATCATCTGCATATTCTTCACCACCGAATAAACCAGAGGCTACAATTGGTCTAGCAGCATCAATTCTTTCGGCAGATTTCGCATACAAAACACCCTTAATAGCATCGGATACTTCTGATGGAGAAGCATCAGTTGCAATCAGGTCGATAATTTTATCCATAAAAAATTAATGTATTATATTTTCTATTTATATCTCTGCTTTTTTGGTGTCCTTTTGCATCTGAGCATCTACTGCAGATGCCTGTGCATTCATATCTGGTTCCATAGGAACTTGACCCATTCCCATACCATCTGCACCCATCGCCATTGGATCTCCTCCCATTTCACCACCAGGTAAAGGTTCTCCCGTAATTGGATCTACTGTTCCAGGAGCTGGGATAATACCTTTGTTAATTTCATCTTCAATCTGCTCATCAATCTCAATGATTTCGGAGTCGGTTTGACGAAGAACTTTCTTTCTTACATATTCGGTAGAGTAATACTTACCAATGTATGGTTCAATAGTTGCAAGATTGCTGAGTCTACCTTGAAGCATTTCTGATTCCTTCAGTTCTGCAAACTGATTGTCATACAAGAAATCATATTGAATATGATCTGCCATAACTTCCCAATCTTCGGGAGTTACAATATTCTTGAGAATCAATTGCGTTCTCAACATGTCGTTAAACATCTGAG